GTTACGTCTACTTTGTCTACCTTACCAAGTCCTGCACGATCTAGCAAGTCTTTTGCTGCTACCATCTTCTCTTTAATGCCTAACTCAGTAGGGTCAGACAGAGCGCCTACCATTGCCATAGCTGCTTTGGGTGCAGTACGTGCAAAGTAAGTCCGTGTCTTCTCACCAATCTCATCTTTAAGAGATTCTACAATAGCTGCTGTGCTTGAAGCAGGAGCATAGCCTGCAAGTTTCTTAGCTGCTACCACGTCACCACCAGCCTCATCAAAGAGCACCTCTAAGAAGCGCTGTTGCTGTTCTGTAAGAACTCTAGCCATAATGTATTCCTTATAGGGGATTATCGACTAGCTCGTCATACGCTTTCCAGATATCATCTACTTCTGTCTGTAGAGTATTTAGCGTATCGCCTAGTCCATCTGTAATAGTTGTAGCCTTATCTACTTGACTACGTAAGTCTAAAAGCACCTTCTGTTGCTCTAAGATTTGTGTCATATTAGTAGATAGCTGTGCAAGCTTAGTATTTAGTCCACGCACATCATTGTCAAGTATAGCTTGCTCTAATGTTTGGATACGAGAGGTAAGCTCCGCAGCTTTTGCGTTGAATGAATCACTATTCTCCGCAACCTGTGCAATACCAGCTTCTACACCATAGAAACGCTGTAGTGTATCATAAGACCAATACACACCACCTGCAACTGTAGAAAGAACTGGAAGTGCCACAGCAACCATCCAGCCCTTAATGTTGTATCCACCTACGCTAAACTCAAAGTCCATCATTGTGTTGGCATTGCCCCATACTGATTAATGTATTCACCTGCTGCGTAAATCTCTGTAGCATTCTTCATCTCAGGTGTCAAGTAGCCCTGGAAGCCTGTACCAAAGCCTGACTCATCCCAAGTGATAACAAACTCATCAACAGCCTGTGTATATGTGATAGCTGTGTAGCTACCAACCATGTAGTTACCCTGTGCAGCATAGTTGTCTACAGATGCTGTAAGTTCATCGTTATTAGCCGCAGCCATGTAAGCACCAGCTTGTTGTGCAAAAGTCTCTACAGCTGTTACTGCCTCGTTATACTCGTTAACTTCAACAGCGTCTAATCTATATGCGTCTGTCTCAAGCATACCTTGTAGCTCAACCTGCTCAGGCTTAGTGTCTGCCTCTGATGCTACGGAAGCTACCTCAACTGCTGTCATAACTACAGCTGTAGCAGCAGTAAGATTATCTACTGCAGTGTTCAAGCTATTCATAGCCGCTGCATGTTCCTGCATAAACATCTGCTCAGCTGTCTGAGCAATGGCATAGTCATGTTGTAGTACAAGATCTTTAGCTTCTAGGTATGCACTTAGCTCATTTGTGGTAATAATACCCTCACTAAGTGCATCATCGTTAATCACACCACCAATAGCAGCATAACCTACAGCACCTACAGTCATAACACCACTGTTAGTGATACGATCCTGAATATCGCCAATAGAAGCGATAAGCATGTCAATCTTCTCTTGACCAGTTAGCTCGTAGTTAGTCTCTTGTGCGCTTACTGCTGCGGAAACGCTCACTAAGGCTGAGCTTAGGAGTATTGTCTTCAACGATCTCTTCATCTGTGTCTTCCTCTCCTACCCTAAGTAGGGTATCCCAAAACGCTTTGTCTGTCTCATACCCAACGATATAAAGCGCTGGACTCTCTCTGTACTTCTTTATCGCTGCCTTCCCCATAAGCAGCTTGCCTGTCTTACTGTCGTTTATTGGACAGGGTGTATTCGCTAACATCATACTGCGGAACACTATAGGGTCTTGGCACAATACAGATATAGCTGATACCTGTAACCCTAAGCCACCTACTTGCTGTGGTGCACCTAAGAGCCTAGCGTTCTTACGTCTGTTACAAGATTCATCCTGCTCCATCTTACCAGAGGATAAACCTAAGACGCTTATCTGTATCCCTGTAGAGCTAGGTAGTAAGCAACTATCGTTACCGCCACCACCCATCATCGTAGGAGCTATCGCTGACATAACAGGGGAAGCTGAACCAGCACCCGTAGCGTTGTAGTTGTTAGTTACAGTCTCCTCAGAGTTGTTACTGTCTACAGTGCTGTTCTCGTTACTCGTAGAGAAGTCACCTGTAACATCACCCGCCTGTGCAGTCATCCCCAATAACATCACGGAGATCAGGGTCACTGCACATAAGCTGTAGAGCGGCGTCTTTCTGACCGATGTATGTAAGAGTTTGTGCATCTAAGTTCCGTTGGCATTTGGCATCATTAGCCGGGCAAGAGGAAGGTAAGACCACAGATGAAGTACTACATGCAGTAGTTATACTCATACAAACCAGAAATGCAAGATTATTTAAAGTTCCCTGCCACGACATTGCGGATTTCACCCCGTGCGATACCGATGTCATGCAGTTCTTTGTCTGACATATTAGTGAGGATCCAGTAGTCTGCACGTGCTTGTTGTGCCTTTTGTAAGCTTGCTAAGAAGTCTGTGAAGGTCTTAATAATAAGTGTGAACATTGTATTTTCCTATGTTATGTCCAGCATCATTGCTAGACTTGCATAGTTATACGTATGTTAGAACTATTTACCTCTACTAAGTTTGCATACCCGTTATTCGTTATACGCCAGAGAAGGTCTCTGTTACAGTTAGGATAGTGTCTACGTGTGCTGCTGTATCAGGTGTTACTTGTATCTTATCACCAGCAGCAAGTACTAACTCAATATCAGAAAAGGTTATGTATTCACCTGCACCTAAGTTCTTACCCTCTAAGAAGTGTGACGTATATTCAGCGCTTGTTGCAGTAGCTGCTACGTACCACTCAATAGTAATATTTGTATTACCTGAGGAGTTATGGATGTGAAGATAGCTTATCTCAGCGACACAGTTATTAGGACATGTATACACATCCTCTGTAGTAGTACCAGTATTATGCCCATAGACAGAACGCCTACGAGCAGGTCTACCTTGGTGAGATAATGTAACAGCCATTACTCGTCAACCCACGCTTCATTCTCTGGGGTGTTAGGATCATCAGCAATGAGTTGACCTTTAGCGTTACGAGCACGTTTCTTACCTGGAGGAGGTGTAGCTTTCTTAGCTTTCTTCTTAGGCTTAGTAGCTACAATGTCTGCTTCCTGACAAATAGCATTGACGTTAGGGTCTTTGCTCTGAACGTTGCCATAGTTGTCTTCACCAGCAGATTGATTACCCATGGTGTCCCATACGTAGCCATGCTCATCTACACGGTAGCCCTTAGCTTCCAGTGCTTCTTTATATTTATGGTAGTATTTCATTACTTACTCTTCTTCATGTTAGTTGGTTTAGGAGCAGCCATTACCACTTCACCTTATCAGCCCAGTAAGCTGCACTCATCTTGCCCTTACTGATATTCTTTGCGTGTCTAGCTTTGAAGCTTGCACGTTTCTTCTTCATGCGATCAGATTCACCCGCTTTAGGCTTGCCTGCTGTGGATGCTCCCTGCTCACCAAAGCGGATGAGCTTAATGGTATCACCTTCCTTGGCAAGTACGGCGTGGGATTTAGTCGGGTGTTTAGAAGTACGCTTGGGCTTGTTGTAACCTGCAAACTTCTCTCCTCTGTACTCTACAGCCATTAAGCTTTACCTGCTCTGCTATTACGAGGGAAACTACGGTTCTTAGCCTTTGTAGTTACTGCTAGGTTAGAACGCTTGTTATTCTTAGGATTACCATCCTTGTGATGTACGTCTTTGCCATCACCCTTCCTAACAGCACCACCAGCAGAGAGTTTAGCACGAGCAGAGTTACGAGATGCACGTTTCTTTACCTGAGCAGGCTTACCCTGGTAGTTAGCATACTCTTTTTTGTAGTCTCTAGCCATAGTCTCGCTCTCTATCGGGGTCTAGTACGTCTTTACGATCAAGTAGACCTTCTAAATACATCATTCGTTCTACGTAATCTAAGGTTAACTCTCTATCAGGGAAGACTTCCTGTAGGTGTGCTCTAGTGTAGAACACTTCACTACGAGGAATGTGTACACGCTGGAAAGCTCTTACATCATTTGACGCTAAAGCAGAGTAAAACTCTTCTAATACGGAATCAGATGCGTATAGTTTTATTTGTTTAGACATGAATGTC